AGCGTAGACACCACGAGCGCGGTTAAATGCGTCACCAGCTCGGCGTTTACCTTCTTCAAAGGTACTTCGTGCGAGATCTCGCTGGGCTTGTACGTTTCTTTCAAATGCTCCAGTATCAAATGGACTAGGGTTGCCACCACCGCCACCACCACCGCCACCACCAGCGGTATCGGCTGCATCTAATATTCTACGGCCTGGAGCTCCTGCGTAAGTCGTGTTGCCAAAAGCGTTGCGAGTGGTGTTTGCTGAAGAAGCGGGAATACGATAGTTAGCTGCGTTTTGATTAGTCGCACTAGACGTTGGCGCGCGAACGCTGCCGTCAGACATCATAATAGAGCCGTCTGCTCTAGTTCCAATTGGATAAGCCATATAGTTCCTTATTTAATCTATACTTTTAATAGTAAGACAGATATAGATTGTTTGTGTTGTTTTTGACATTTGACATTTACAGTCCGTATGTATATACTGTCCCTATATGAAAAAACACTTTAATAAAATCTTTTCTCTCATGCTTTTAGCGACAGTTTTTTTGCCGTTGACACTCATTGGTTATGGAATTGAAGATTCGTATCCCCACTCAATAAATTCAATAAAAATAGTATTTGCCTTTGGTGTTTTTATAGTTTCACCCATCTGCGCTTTCAGACTTTTCCACTCTAAACAAAGTTAAGCAGAAAAGATCCGCCCGATTCTGGAAAATCAGTGGTTAAGTATCTAATAATGACTATTCCAGAACCACCGTTTCCACCTGTTCCTACATTACCAGCTCCACCACCGCCTCCACCTGTGTTAACAGTTCCATTTGATCCATTAGCATATTGAGTTGCTGCTCCAGCTCCACCGCCTCCAGAACCAGCTACTCCTCCGCTGGCTGATAGGTTTCTTCCACCACCACCACCGCCAGCTCGAGTGACGGACGATCCTGTGATGCTACTAGCCGTTCCTGCTCCACCTGCACCCCCCGAAGTTGCCGCAACTGCGTTTGCTCCTACGGCTCCCTTTCCTCCTCCACCACCTCCACAAGTGTCATTTCCTGCTCCATTATCTACTCCATTTCCTCCTGCACTTCCTTGACCAACTGTTCCAGAAGCTCCAGTTCTAGCACCACTACCTGCGTTAGCTCCACCACCGCCTCCGCCCGAACCTCCAGTGACTCCATTTACATCAATAGTTCCACCAGCACCACCACCTGTTGCTGTAATTGAACTAAATACTGAGTTTGCACCATTGTTTCCAGTCCCAGCTGCTCCAACTCCACCCGCACCAACAGTGATTGGGTAGGCTTGATCTGTAACTGCAAAACCCGTAGCTGTTAGGTATCCACCAGCTCCACCACCGCCTCCAATGTTTCCACCACCTGAAGCACCACCTGCTATGACGAGATACTCAACATTTCCACTTTTATCAACAGTAAACGTTCCACTAGTTGTAAAGCTATGGATTGTATATAGACCATCTGTGGTTATAGTTCCGCCTGTAGGAATCCCCATATATTAAGTCCCTATAAATCTTTTACGATTGTAGTCCCAGAAATTTGTCCAGTAGACTGAATCACGAAGCCAAAGTCGTCGATTGCGTGTTTACCTGTTGAAAGAGTAGGAGCTGTGTCGGCAGGCCATAAGATCTGAGGTTTCATGGTATGTACGCCTGATTGAGAGACTGATGTTGCAATAGCTGTTCCAGCCAGAGCGTTCGCTTTTGAAGTAGCAACATTACCTGTAGTCGCTGCTGTTCTAATCCAGTAGTACCTAGTTCCTGCGGTAATGCCTGTCAATAAAGTGCCCGTAGTAGTGAAGACAACTGGTGTACCCGTTTTGAGATCAAGGGTGGTTGTAACCACACCTGGTGTAGCTAGAGTCATGGTAATGGTGTCCGTACCAGCGGGGAACCAAGTTACTGTTCGTGAGCCAGTGCCGTCTTGACGTACTCGGATCATAAAGACTAACCCAGCCGATGAGTTAGAAATGGCAAAAGTTCTATTACCAGCTAATGCTCCCGTGAGGAACTTCAACTTGTTGGTAAGACTACCTAGATCAAATGTCATGGTAGTTGCGTCAGCAACGGCAATAAATTGATCGGATAGTTCTCCCAAAACAGCATTAACTCCAGCACTGTTTTTGACATTCCATTTTCCAGAAGTATCAGCATAGAGTCTCAAGTTTCCCGCAGTGGGAGTTGAGGGAGCAACAGCCTGTTCAGCCATCTGGAGATATTGATCGTTTACAAACTCAGAGTATTGATTAAAAAATTCATAATTATTCAAACAGTTCACCGTACTGTTTTCAGCCAAATTCCCAACATAACCACGAAGCCAAGTTACTCCTGTTAAGGCGTAGTCGGCAGCGGTAGATCCAGACTTACCCGTCACTGAGAAGACTGCTTCAAAGGCAGTTTTCCACCCGACCACCACGACAGTGGGTACATTGGTAGGAACAGCACCAACTAATAAAGAGCCGTCAGCAGGACTAGAGATCCAGGTAGATCTTAGTGCGGTACGAAATTTGTCATTTGCCTTATAAATCATTTTACTCTCCTAGTATGTATAGTAAGTGTTATTAGCCCTCTTTGTGTCAGGCTAGTTCCCTCAATTTCATCGCGAACGTAAGTGGTCTAGTGCTTTGTGAGAAGTACAGATAGATACCAATGACTGAGATTTCATCTTCAATGCCGTCGTTTTGAATGTTAATCTTTACCCAGAATAAATCCTTTTGTCGTAGGTTGACGTAACGTAAGTTAATTGACGACCCCGAACTATCGGAAGTCATTTCACCCACTTCCTGATCCCCCCACTCATCATTTCCAAATCCAGACAAGACAGCACCTTGAGCAATTTTTAATCGAGCGTCAGTGATAATGCCGCTTTGATCTGACTTAGTAACACCTACGGTTGTGGAGTTACCTGTTAAAGTTCCAAAAACTAGAGTAGCTCGGTCATACTTCTTAAACTGATCGGGCAATTTCATGTCATATTGTTTGGTTGAAAGAGAAAGCGTAATCTTTGTCCCAGACCCACTCGAACTGGCGTAGTCAGTTCTCCCCTCAAACATCTTTAATACGTCGGCGGTATTACTTGAGCCGTAGAACAACTGCTCCTCTTTCGTCGAGGGATGAATGTTTTTTGCAAATACTCGAGGGTATAGACCAGTCCACAGCGACCAAGCGTTGTAGCGTTCATCAAAGGCGAGGACGGCATTATTTCCACTCCCCTGTGCATTGGTTGAAATGCCAAAGAGAGAAAGTGATTTGTAGAAAACACCACAGACTCGATCTAAGTTCGCTGGAGTTACCCGCTGGACAATAGAGTCAGCTCGAAGCGACAGCACAGAATACCGCAAAATCGTTCCATATTGAGCCTCGTTGCCAACAGTGGCAGCTCCATCGCGACTCCAAAACCGCAGGTTGTTGCCAGCGACGTGAGGTGAGAGTGGGGAGATTGAGCCTACGGAAATGTTTACATCTTGAATCCGACCCTCACCCTCAAAGTCTCCAGCAGCAGTAATGAACTGGAACTTACCAAAGACGTTGTCCTTGAATACAAATAAAGCATCTTCGTTAGAGGCTACATGGGTTTTAATAGCGTTGATAGTGGTTCCATCTCCTTTGCGATAGGGGAAGAATCCCGCTCCATCAGGGAGTGCGAAGCTCCCAAACTTATCTAAAGCTCCACCCCAAACCAGTGTATCCTTGCCGAGTTCGGTGGTTACCCCTACAAGCGATCCTCGATAGGTATCAAGCAGGGTAAAGTGATAACCCTTTGTCGTGTTCGCATCAGGTACGCCATAAAATGTATCAGTGGCGACTGCACCATTATCAACATAAGTAGTAGCGGTTGGCTCAACGTCTTTGAGGAAGAAAGCCTCACCTTGACGGTTTGATCTAAATAAACCAACTCGAGTAACACCTGCGGGCGCAGTTGGGAGTGTAATGGTTAAATACGTTGTAGTATCCAAGTTTTGAGGCATTGAGCCAATCCACCCAGTCCCTGATGCTTGAACAGCGGCGTCGGGAGGTGGGGAGGCTAGAGTTCCACCAGCTTCGGTATACCAGACGTATTGGTAGTACCACTTTGTACTGCCAGTCCCCGCACCTGTTTTAGCAATTGTGGGGTAAGTTGTAGGATTAGCAATCTCAGTGTAGATGTGCCAGCCATCAGTCTCCAACCAGACGAGTTCGTTCACTGCGTTAGCAAAGTACAACCGAGAGTGGATCTGCACAATCCACGTGATTGTAGTCGTATCAAAAGTGGGTGTTCCTGTAGTGAAAGTAGGGTTAGATCCTACATACCCAATTGGGGCAGTGGCGGTCAGAGTATCCCACTGGCTAGTAGTAAAGTTGTAGTATTCTGGCTTTCCAGCGTTAGAAATACGAATAAACCTTGATGCTCCAGCAACGTTATATGTTGCGACAAGTTGAGTAATTTGAGTTCCGCCCGCTGCTGCCTGACCAATAATCTTAGAACCCTGGCGTTTAGCAATACTTCCATACTGGGAGTAGATACCGTTAATCAGCTCTGAAAGTTCGGTATCCTTGAGCGTTGAAGGGTGAGCTAGTGTGTTTAAGCCGTCGGGAAAACCTTGACTACCAGATCTCTGGATGGTCGCGTTCTTACGTCTTTTTTTACGGGTAAAAATAACGCTCCTTTATCCTTGAGTATTACGGTTAAGCCGACTTGTGTAATAGTTTTTCGCTCGTACTAAGTAATCAACTCTTGGAGTCTGCCGTGAGTGAGTGAGTATCTCGTTTTTACTCGGCAGCACCTCAATAGAGAGATATTCATTAAACCGATTTTCAGCATCTTCCTCAGCCTTGTCTTGTGATCCCTCAGCACCAGTGGTGCGGAAGTACTCACCAAGAGCCGCATAAGCAAGCATATCTCCTGGTAGGAGTAAAATATCGGTAGTTAAAACAGGCTTGGGTGGGTTGGCGTAGTACCAGATAATAGCGGTAACCGCCTTAACGGGAGGAGTGAGATAACGCATCTGCCATTTGCCAAAGTCAGTATCGGTGGGATCGTTGTTCATCTCCACGAAGATGTTTTGCTCATCAACATTGGGGTTCTCCATCCAATCGACTTTATTAACGATCACCATGAATAGTGCATTAGGTCTATTGAAACGATCTGGTAAGACGGTGACTTCTTCTTTCGCGCCGATTTCAAGTTCTTCCCTTGTCAGGCAACGTCGCCAAAACGCACGTCTGGCGTATTCTTCCTGCTTGTTGATGATCCAGTTTTTCCAGTCGGTATATTCTTGGTCATCAGTGCCAGGAATAGAGCCCCCAGCGAAGGGAGCCATTGCACTTAAC